CATTTTGCAGATAGCATTATTGATGAAAGCGTTGATGTAGAAAAGATTGTGGAAACACAGATGATGATTGAAGCAGTCAGAAATGCTATATCAAGGCTCAATGCAGAAGAAAGAGATATTATTGAACGCTTATATTTCAATGATGAAACGGTTCGTTCAGTGGCAAAGCTCAAAAGTATTACACATCCAGCTTTAATCAAAAGAAGAAACAAAATTCTTGAAAAGCTGAAAAAAATTATCGAAGAACTTTAAAACCTCGGTAACCAAAGGGGTCAACTTTTCCTTATGTAAAGTGAAGGGGAGTTTGACCTCCTTTACTTTCTTGGGTAAGAGATATGCTTGTTTATGGCAAATAGGAAAATGTAAAGAAAACAATCCCTTTCAAATATTGCTCTTTGACAACTGAATAGACCAAGGTAGGACTTTATCCATTTACTGAGAGTTATGACCTACGCCAAGACTTTTCTGCTGATGAAAATCGGTTTAAATGAGTACCGGCATATTGTCGAGGTTAGAAGAAAACGAGCGATAGATAGGAATACATAAAAGATAAGCGTGGCAGCTTATTTCGATGATGTAAGTGGTGATAATGATACTTCAATAGTTTAAGCTGCCTCGTCTGGAACAAGGGGCAGAGGTGAGATTCCTATGTAGCAGCCAATGCACCTACCAATGTCATAAAACTTAGTAAGAAAAATAATATGTGATTATAGATGATTTAAAGCGGAGGAGGTGTCTTAGTGGATAATGACTGGAATGGATTGGCTGATTTGATAGCAAATCTGATTACAAAATATGCTGGAGTTTTAGATTTAGATAATCTTCCAAATCCAACTCCAGTAAAAAGTACAGAAGGTAAAAATAAATTTGACATGGCAAAAACACAGATTGAGGGAAAGTAATAAAAGTGATATAATATACTTGATATATAAGTCCAAACCATGATTGGAAAAAATATGAAGATATAGAAAAAGGATATTGAGGTTAATGCTATGTCAAAAGAAAAAATAAAAGTATACCTCTATACAAGAGTATCTACATCAATACAGATAGATGGTTATTCTTTAGAGGCACAAAAATCAAGAATGAAAGCTTTTGCTCTCTATAATGATTATGAGATTGTTGGTGAATACGAAGATGCGGGCAAGTCTGGAAAATCTATAGAAGGTAGAGTTCAGTTTACTCGTATGATGGAAAATATAAAATCCGGAAAGGATGGAGTGTCTTTCGTTCTTGTATTTAAATTATCGAGATTTGCAAGAAATGCTGCTGATGTTTTATCAACTTTACAAACAATGCAAGATTTTGGAGTCAATTTAATTTGTGTTGAGGATGGGATTGATTCATCCAAAGATGCAGGCAAATTGATGATTTCTGTTTTATCGGCAGTGGCTGAAATAGAAAGAGAAAACATCCGTGTCCAAACAATGGAAGGTCGTATTCAAAAGGCAAGAGAGGGTAAATGGAACGGTGGATTTGCTCCATACGGTTATCAACTGATTGATGGAAAGTTGTTAATAAATGAGGAAGAAGCAGTTGCGATACGAACTATTTTTGATCAGTATGTAAATACAACCATTGGAGCCAATGGACTTTCTAAATACCTAGAAAATCATGGAATAAGAAAAATTCCAAGACAGAATGGGAAAAATCCATTATTTGATGCGGGTCTTATAAGAAAGATATTAAAGAATCCTGTATATAACGGGAAGATAGCCTTTGGAAGAAGAACTTTAGAAAAAGTTCATGGTACAAGAAATGAATATAAGCAAGTTGAACAAGATGAATATTTAATAGCTGAAGGTATTCATGAAGCAATAATCCCAGATGAATTGTGGCAGGCTGCACAAGTTAAGTTAAAATCTCAAGCAAAGAAATATGAGCATGTGAATAAAGGGAAAAATACACGCACACATCTGCTTTCAGGAATTGTAAAATGTCCGATATGTGGAGTGGGAATGTTTGGAAACAAGTGTATCAAGAAAAAGAAAGATGGTACAAAGTATAAAGATTTTTATTACTATGGCTGTAAACATAGACATATGATAAGAGGTCATAAATGTACTTACAATAAGCAAATCAGAGAAGAATTGTTAGATGATGCAGTTGCTGAGGTAATTATAAAGATAGTAAGCAATCCCAAATTTGCTTCTATGATGCAAGAAAAAATTAACATGAAGGTAGATACCTCTGAAATAGAAAAAGAGATAGATAATTACCAGAAAGAATTGAGGAAGAGCCATTCTACGAAATTTAAGCTAATTGAGGAAATAGATAATTTAGATGCTGATGATAAGCACTACAAACGAAGAAAACAGGACTTAGACGATAGACTTTATCGTATGTATGATAAGATTGAAGACTTAGAATCATTGTTAATTGATGCGAAAGCAAAGAAACAAACTATTGAAGCTGAGAAACTTACAGGAGATAACATATATAAGATTTTGATCTATTTTGATAAACTCTACAAGGTAATGAATGATGTAAAGCGTAGACAGTTAATTACAGCTTTGATTTCTGAAATTCAAATTTATGAAGAGAAGCAACCGAATGGGCAATGGCTAAAATCAATTACTTTTAAACTTCCTATCATCGATGAAGATTTAAATATAGGTTTGGACAATAATGAGCAAGTTGAGTGCGTAGTATTGATGTCTAAAGTGAAGTGAAAATGTGCGTAGAAGCGTTGATTTCAAGGGATTCCCGGGTTTCAGCCCGGGAATTATTTCTTGGATAAGTTTTGTCAAATACCCCTATGATAAGTTCGGGCAAACATGACAGTGGAGTGGAACAGTCGAAAAATGGGGTAGTGGAGTTGAAAGGGATGTTTTTTGGACAGTGGAGTTGATAATATTACTTTTGGAAACGATTCCTTGTTTACTATGATTAGAATCTTTGTTATAATGATTAGGATATTAATCATTTTTTGATATACGAAGGAGTGTAATAAGATGAGCACGGCTGTTCATTGCAGATTGTCAACAATGATGGGAAAACATAGAATGACCGTTCAAGATGTGCATAAAGGGACTGGATTATCGAGAAATACGGTTTCTAACTTTTACCATGATAAAGCTACACGAGTTGATTACGAAACAATTAGTAGACTGTGTAGCTATTTCAAATGCGGAATTGAGGACTTGTTTTACTTCGAAAATGAGGAAGGAGAACAAAGCGAAATAGCTGCGGTTAATGATAATGAAAAGAATATGCCTACACACGTTTCATTGTTTTCAGGATGTGGTGGTTTGGACTTGGGATTTGACCAGGCTGGATTCAAGAGATTATGGGCAAACGATTTTGACAAGGATGCACAGGCCGTATACAAGTTAAACCTTGGAGACATTGATGGTAGGGATATTCGAGAAGTGGATGCTTCGGAAATACCAGACTGCGATATCATCACGGCGGGTTTTCCATGTCAGCCATTTTCTAATGCTGGTAACAGAAAAGGGGTTCATGACTCAAGGGGAATGCTGTATCAGGAGTGTTTGAGAATAATAGAATCCAAGATGCCTAAAGTTATTCTGTTTGAGAACGTAAAAGGTTTAATGTCGACCAAATATGTCGATGGACGAAGGTTAGTTGAAGTGATAGCAAGTGATCTGGAAAACATGGATGATATAGGGTACAACGTAACTTATGAAGTCTTGAATGCCAGCGACTACCGAGTACCACAAAATCGGCAACGGCTTATCATGATTGGAGTTAGAAAGGATTTAGGTATTACCTTTAAGTTTCCTGAAAAACAAAGCAAAGAGGGACTAAACTTAGGGAGCATATTGGATATTCCCGAGGATGTGCCAAATCAGGTCGATTGGCCATTGTCTCCACAGGCGCAATCCATGATTGAAAAGATTCCAGAAGGAGGATCATGGAAAAGCATTGATTATGAAGATCTGTCTCCTCGATTCCAAAGAATACGTGATGATATGAAAAGATATCATGCCCCGAATTTTTATAGGAGATTTGCGAGAGATGAGATTAATGGAACAATTACTGCATCAGCACAACCCGAAAACTGTGGTATTGTTCATCCTACAAAAAATCGAAGATACACTATAAGGGAAATTGCAAGGATTCAGACATTCCCTGATGATTTCCTTTTCATTGATGACGGCCTAAAAAATATAACTGCAATGTATAAGGTGATTGGAAATGCCGTTCCAGTAAAGATGGCAAATGCTGTAGCAAATGCAATCATGGAGCAGGTGTTCAAGAATGAGTAAATAGAGAGGTAGAGGTTTGCTGAAAATGATAAAGTACGTTTCAGAAGATTCTATTAGGGAAGCGGTAGAATTCTTTCGCAAGAAGGAATACGGAAAGCCAGAACAAATAGGTTTGTACTTCTATTTCAAAGCAATGGGAGTCAATGCATGGAGTTACTCCAATTACCCTAAATGGGGTGATATGGATGAATATCAGAGAGCGCAGGCATTAAGGAACCTCTATGATCTTGCGGGTATATTTGATGCATCAAAAGAAACTGGGTTGAAGAGGACTGCCTTGTTTTCATTTTCAATCCGAAAGAAATATAAGGCAAACGCCTTTTATAATGGAGCCACTCCGTTTCAACGGTTAGGCTCTCGAGTCTCTGATACACTTGATAATGCGCTGGTAAGCACATTACTACAAAGAAACACTAACGCGAGCGAAGGGATAAAGTTAAGGGATGATTCGGTAGAAAACCTGCTTGAAAAGTACTTAAAGGGTAACAAGATTTCTATAGAATTGATGGCTGCTTGGTATCATAGGTTTTGGGAAATCGATATGCCGGACACTGCGACCGATGAGGACTTTTCCGATGTGTGCGTCCTAAACTTGATAAATCGACTCAACCTAACTTCAGAAGATTTTGATCGGTTGTTCTTCTACCAGAGCAAGGTGATAAGTAGTAGTCCATCTATGATTTCCGGGGATACATTGAGAGATTTGCTCAAAATTGACGATGATGTTGCACCAGAAATCTCAAAAGAGCCCTCTCCTGATTACATGAAGGTCGATATGCGTATCACCATCGAAGAATCCCAAAAACTATTAATAGAGAGAGGAACTTCTTTGAACGAAAGCGTGATCAAAGAGATGCTTGCAGAAAAAGATAAAAAAATCATAAGTGAGCTTCCGACACAGACAGATAATTCTGTTGATGTAGCAGAGGAAGATGATGAATATGCCCGTGCTGCGGAAATCATCAAAGACCATCTTCTCGAAAGTAGCCTACAGTTTGAAAGTACTGACGAGGAAATAACGGATTTTCTGTATCAGTTCAGAGAGAAGTTTTCTCCGGAAGCTCTCAACAATCTGACCAACCAGAATATCCGTCAGGAAATGTTCTATACAAGCGAGCAGACAAATGATAGCCTTTGCTACTGGCTTTAATTTAATTCTTTCAGCAGAAAGGAATTTGGGAGCATAGCAGGCGGCTCTGCCTATAAGTTTGGCCTCTTTCAGAGAAAGGACGATGGCATCTGGATCTCCGGAACCCCGGTGAATACACAGGAACTGTCCGAAGAAGAATCACTGAAAAAGGCATATAGTATACGGGACAAACTGGTTAAAGGCACAGAAATCATAAAGGGGAAAACTCTCGACTCTGTAGATGACTATAAAAAACTTGAGGATGAGTTGAAGGAAGGCATCGGGGACTTCTATACATATGGCTGGGTCATGAAATACTTCCTGTTACTGTATCCGGAGCACTTCACAGGGTACTACTGGGAAGGGTGGCAGCGCCATGTTCTCTATGCTCTCGGCATTAAGCCGGACTCTTCGATACTTGTCAGAAATGGTCAGATTGCGCTCGTGATGAAACACACGGGATTATCTTTCCCGCATTTTGGAGCGGCATTCTATGATAAATTCGGATATGTGCTGCAGATCACCAGATTGGGGACTTCTGACGGTGAAGGAAAGAATTATTTTGCTGACTGGCTTGGAAAGTCTATTGCGGCAATTGGATGGAATGAACTTGGATCGCTCGATGAGTATGACACAGGATCCTCTTTAAACAAAACGGCTGTCGCAGAAAAAATGCAGGAGCTCTTTTATCATGACGACAAGCGGATGGCATCGAGAAAAGCAGGTGAGGTAGTTACATTCTATTCAGCAAACGAGAATACGGTTTTTGTTGCTA